GAACGCGATGCTCTTTCGGCTGGGGGCGGACTACACGGGCCGGGCGGCGGAGCTGAAGGCGGGCAGCTTTCTCGTGCAGCCCGGGGCCTCGATGGAGGAGATCGTCGGCGCCATCACCGAGAGCGGGCGCAGCACCTGCGGCACGGAGGTGAACTACCGCATCGGGGTGACGCTGGCCGAAGCGGTGGTGCGCGAGCTCGACCCCGCCACGCAGGACTACGCGGAGGTGGCGCGCTTCGCGCCGGCCGAGGAAGAGCCGCCGGCACTGTACCTGGAGCAGCTGGAGGCCCCGGGCACGCGGTTCCGGGTGACGCTGGCCGAGGGGGTGACGAGCTGGCAGGTCGTCGAGAGCCTGCGCGCGCTGGATCTGCTCGGCGGCGGGGTGGCGGAGACTCCCGCGGAGGGGAGCCTCGCGCCCGACAGCTACGAGGTGCGGCCGGGAGAAGACAAGGCGGCGCTGATCGCCGAGATGCAGGCCCGGCAGGAGCGCATCCTGTCGGATCTCTGGGCGGCACGGGCCGAGGGCCTGCCGCTGGAGACGCCGCAGGAGGCGCTGATCCTCGCCTCGATCGTGGAGAAGGAGACCGCCGAGCCGGAGGAGCGGCCGGTGGTGGCCTCCGTCTTCGTCAACCGGCTGCGGCAGGGGATGCGGCTGCAGACCGACCCGACGGTGATCTACGGCGTCACGGAGGGGCGCGGCACGCTGGGCCGAGGCATCCGCCGCAGCGAGCTGCGCGAGGCGACGCCGTACAACACCTACGTGATCGAGGGGCTTCCGCCGACGCCCATCGCCAATCCGGGCCGCCGGAGCATCGCCGCGGCGCTGAACCCGGCCGAGACCGATTACCTGTTCTTCGTGGCCGACGGCTCCGGCGGGCACGCCTTTGCCGAGACGCTGGCCGAGCACAACGAGAACGTGGCGCGCTGGCGCGCGATCGAGGCGGAGCGGCGCGAGAACGCCGGAGAATGAGGCGCCGCGCGCGGCCGGATGCAACCCTGGATTTAGTGCTTGACTCCGCGAACGCTCTGGAGTAGAAAGCAGGCAAGATGGGACACGTAGGCGAGGCGGCCGCCCGAGGGGCGCGCCGCCTTTTTCGTGTCCGGGCGCCGGGCGGGGCTCAGGCGGGGCGGGATGGCGCCCGCGCCCGCCCCGGCCCCGGCCGGGGGCGGCGACCGACCGAACGGATCGAGGGAGGCGGCATGGACGAGGACGACCGCGCGGAGGCCGTGCGGCGGGCGGAGACGGATTCGAACGCGGCACGCAACGTGTTCGAGGCGCTGCGGGACGAGCTGAACGCGCTGCTGGAGGAGGTGCGGGCGGGCGAGACGCGCCGCGCCAAGCGGCTGCAGACGGTCGCGTCCGATCTTGCGCGCGCCGTGGGGCGCATGGTCGACCAGGAGGACAAGCTGGATGGGGCCAGACACGGGTGGGACCGGTCCGCGAGCGGCGCCGGTGTTTCGGAGCCGTCGCTCGATCTCGACGCTGCGCGGCGCGAGGTGTGCCGGCGCCTGGCTCGCCTCCGGGCCGCCAGACAGGGCGACGACCTTTCTGGCGGAGCTTGAGCCCGAGGCCGTGCGCGCCCTGCCGTGGCTGTTCGAACTATGGGCGCTGCCGCATCAGTTGCCGCCCGACGGCGCGTGGCGCAGCTGGGTGGTGCTCGGCGGCCGCGGCGCGGGCAAGACGCGGGCCGGGGCCGAGTGGGTGCGGGCGGCGGTCGAGGGCGGCACGCCCGAGGCGCCCGGCGCGGCGAGACGGGTGGCGCTCGTCGGCGAGACGCTGGACCAGGCGCGCGACGTGATGGTGTTCGGTGAAAGCGGCATCGTCGCCTGCACGCCGCCGGACCGGCGGCCGCGCTGGCACGCCACGCGCCGGCGGCTGGAATGGCCGAACGGGGCGGAGGCGCAGATCTACTCGGCCCGCGACGCCGAGAGCCTGCGCGGCCCGCAATTCGACGCCGCCTGGGCCGACGAGCTGGCCAAGTGGCCGGATCCGCAGGCGGCCTGGGACATGCTGCAGTTCGCGCTCCGGTCGGGAGCGGACCCGCGGGCCTGCGTGACGACGACGCCGCGCAACGTGGCGGCGCTGAAGCGGCTGCTGGCGCTGCCCTCGACAGTGGCGACCCATGCGCCCACCGAGGCCAACCGGGCCAATCTGGCGGAGTCGTTCCTAGCGGAAGTCACCGCCCGCTACGGCGGCACGCGGCTCGGCCGGCAGGAGCTGGCGGGCGAGCTGCTCGACGAGGCCGAGGGCGCGCTGTGGTCGCTGGCCACGCTGGAGCGGGCGGCGGCGAGGGCGGCGCCCGAGCTCGACCGCGTGGTGGTGGCCGTGGACCCGCCGGCGACCGGCCGGGCGGCGTCGGACCTGTGCGGCATCGTCGTGGCGGGCGTGCAGATGGCGGGGCCGCCGGGCGAATGGGTCGGCTGGGTGCTGGAGGACGCGAGCCTCGCCGGCGCTTCGCCCTCGGCCTGGGCGCAGCGCGCCGTCGCGGCGATGGACAGGCACGGCGCCGACCGGCTGGTGGCCGAGGTCAACCAGGGGGGCGACATGGTCAAGCAGGTGCTCGACCAGTTCGACCCGACGCTGCCCTTCCGGGCGGTGCATGCGAGCCGGTCGAAGGGGCTGCGGGCCGAGCCGGTGGCGGCGCTCTACGAGCAGGGGCGGGTGCGGCACCTGCCGGGGCTCGAGGCGCTGGAGGACCAGATGTGCCGGATGACCCTGGAGGGGTTCGAGGGCGCGGGCAGCCCCGATCGGCTGGACGCCCTCGTCTGGGCGCTGACGGAACTGATGATCCTGCCCGTGCGGCGGATGCGCGACCCCAACATCCGGTCGCTGTCGCGCTGAGCGGACGGGCGCAGTCGGACAATCGAGGCGAAGGCGGCGCGGCGCGCGGTGCCCGGCGCGGACGGCCGGAGCGCCCCGCCGCCCCTTCCGGTCCGCCCCCCTGCCGAGCCCGGCAGGGGGGCGGGCGAGGTACGACCGGAACCCAGAGAGCCGGGCGACCGGCGACGAAGGAGAGAGCGGATGGGATGGAGCTTGCCATGGCGCCGAGGTGCGCCCCGGTCTGACGAGACGGCGTCGGGAGGGCCGCCGGAAGGGAACGCGCGCCCGCCGGTGCCGGTGCGCGCGGTGGCCTTCCAGGGCCGCAAGGCCTCGGCGACGGGCCCGGTGTCGGTACCGCCCGGCGGGGGGCGGGCCGTGTGGTCGGCCAGAGACGCGGGCACGCTGACGCGGGCGGGCTTCACCGGCAACCCGGTCGGGTTCCGCGCGGTGAAGCTGGTGGCCGAGGCGGCCGCGGCGCTGCCGCTGGTCTGCCAGGACCGGGCGGCGCGCTACGAGAGCCACCCGGTGCTCGACCTGTTCCGGCGGCCGAATGCCGGGCAGGGCCGGGCCGAGCTGCTGGAGGCGCTGTTCGCCCAGATGCTGCTGACCGGCGACGGCTATGTCGAGGCTGTCGGCGGAAGCGGGTTGCCGGTGGAGCTGCACGTGCTGCGCTCGGACCGGATGAGCGTGGTGCCGGGGGCGGACGGCTGGCCGGTCGCCTACGACTACACGGTGGGCGCGCGGAAGCATCGCTTCGACGTGACCGGGGCGGTGCCGGCGATCTGCCATCTGCGCAGCTTCCACCCGCAGGACGACCATTACGGGCTGTCGCCGATGCGCGCCGCGGCCCAGGCGGTGGAGGTGCACAACGCCGCCTCGCGCTGGTCGAAGGCGCTGCTCGACAATGCCGCGCGGCCCTCGGGCGCGATCGTCTATACCGGCGAGGACGGGGCGGGCACGCTCACGCCCGAGCAGTACGACCGGCTGCTCGCCGAGATGGAGCAGCACCATCAGGGGGCACGCAACGCCGGGCGGCCGATGCTGCTCGAGGGCGGGCTCGACTGGAAGCCGATGGGCTTCTCGCCGTCGGACATGGAATTCCAGAAGACCAAGGAGGCGGCGGCGCGGGAGATCGCCACGGCCTTCGGCGTGCCGCCGATGCTGCTCGGCATCCCCGGCGACGCGACCTACGCCAACTACCAGGAGGCCAATCGGGCCTTCTACCGGCTGACGGTGCTGCCGCTGGCCACGCGGACGCTGGCCGCTCTGTCGGACTGGCTGGCGCGCTTCGCCCCCGGGCAGGCGGTGGAGCTGCGCCCCGACCTCGACCAGGTGCCCGCGCTCGGGCCCGAGCGGGAGGCGGCGTGGCGGCGCATCGGCGAGGCGGACTTTCTGACCAACGCGGAGAAGCGGGCGCTGCTCGGGCTGCCCGCCGAGATGGAAGGGGACGCGGAATGACCGATGCCATCGGGCCCGGCGCGCACGGGCTGGAGACGAAGTTCTGCCAGGTGAAGGCGGGGCTGTCGCTCGTGGAAGGGATGAGGGTGGAAGGCTATGCCTCCGTCTTCGGCCATCCAGATTGCGGCGGCGACGTGGTGCAGCCCGGCGCCTATGCCGCCTCGCTCGCGCAGCTCAAGCGTGACGGGCGGAAGGTGAAGATGCTCTGGCAGCACGACCCCGCCCAGCCCATCGGCGTGTGGGACGAGGTGCGCGAGGACCGGCGGGGCCTGTTCGTCCGCGGGCGCCTGCTGCGCGACGTGGCGCGGGGCCGCGAGGCGGCGGCGCTGGTCGAGGCGGGCGCGATCGACGGTCTGTCGATCGGCTATCGCACGAAGCGGGCGGAGCGCGACGGCGCCGGGCGGCGCCTGCTGCACGAGATCGAGCTGTGGGAGGTGTCGCTGGTGACGTTCCCCATGCTCGCCGAGGCACGGGTCGGCCAGAAGGGCGAGGCGCCCGCGGACGACGCGATGCACGACCTGGCGGCGGCGATCGAGTCCGTGCGCCGGGAGATGGGCGCGGACTGAGCGCGGCCCCGACATCCACGAAATCGAGGAACCGATGAGCACGACCGACAGACCGGACGGGCACGGGCCGGGTGCGCCCGAAACCAAGGGGGCCGAGCGCCCCGACCTCCGCACGGCGCTGAG